CTTCTATACAATCCAGAACTTATACCTTCATACATATCATACCTTACTAAATCTTCCTCTGATACATTATGAACCTCTACTACGGTTCCAGAACCTTTTTTATTGTGTATAACCGCTGGAAAGCTTTCGTGTCCTGGGTACACCAAAGAAGAGTTTTTAACAATACCAGTATTCTTAGAACCAGCCCTAAGTGTTCCATATACAGCTAACTTCATTATCTTCCTTTATTTTTAATAATTGTAAAATAAACTAACTTACTCCGTGAACATCTGGCATACCAACATACTTTATTTCTAACTTATGTGTGTAAACTGTTAAGCAGCTAGAACATTCAACGTAATATTTTTTATTTTCTAAATTATGTATTATATAAGATTTTGGAAATAAACTATTTCCACAAAGTTTGCAGCTACTTGACGTCAACTTCTCTTTCAGCGCTTGCAATTTGTTTGACTTGTCCTGAGCCGATTGCATCTAATTGTTCCTTTGTAAAACCTTGGAATACAGCTACTGATTCTGTTCTTTTCTCAGTATCCATCATTCCAGTAATTTGCATTAATGTTTTAATAGCTTGTATCTTATCTCTGTCATTTGAGTTTTGACCATCCACTATTGATTTCATTTGCTCTAGTAAGTACAAAGGTGTAATGTCCGCATCTACTAAAACCTTGTCTATTTCTTCTCTAATCAACTTTTGTATCCTTTTTGCTTTTAATAAAATTTTGGCTTGACTCTCAGCGTACCTCCTGTTTTCAGTCGGATATGCTTTTAAAAAAGCATCTACTAAATCAGTGCCTTTTGCAACAAACTGAGCAAACAAAAACTCTCTTTGTGTGGTTTTCTTTTTCTCAATTTTG